CATAAGACCGGAATCGACGCGCCGCCTGGCGTTCCCCCGTCGCCGGATTGGCTGGCCGATGTCGCCCGTGCCGAGTGGCAGCGGATCGTTCCCATGCTCGAAGCGTCGAAGGTCATGAGCCCGCGTCACCAGCAGACACTTGCGGCTTACTGCGATTCCTTTGCCGACATGGTTGAAGCCGATCGGGAACTAAAGGCGAACGGCACCACGATCATGGACGACAAGGGTAGGGTAACTAATCACCCGGCGTGGAACCGGAAGCGTGACGCACGAAACCAGATGCTGAAGTTCGCCGCCGAGTTCGGCCTGACTGCATCTGCACTGTCGAGGGTTTCTGCCGTTGACCAAGGCCCGCAAGCAGACGAAGACGACGCCCGCATGTTCGCTTGATGCGAAGGCTGCGGATATTGCGGTGCGGTTCTTTCAAGAGAACCTGACCCATAGCAAGGGCGAACTTGGCGGCAAGCCGTTCCTGCTGGAGCCGTGGCAGAAGGAATACATCTCCACGCTGTTCGGGACGATGAACGGCAACGTGCGTCAATTCAGAACATCACTGCTGGCAATCCCGCGAAAGAACGGGAAGAGCACGCTGTGTGCGGGCATCGCTCTAAAGCTTCTCTTCGATGGCGAACCAGGAGCAGAGATTTATTCCTGTGCCGCAGACCGGGGCTTCGCCCCTCGGCTTAACTGCCGGGGGGCGAGGCCCCGGCAATAGCGTGACCAAGCCCGCCTGGTGTTCGAGATGGCGAAAGTGTGCGTGGAGAACTCGCCCAAGTTGCGGAGCCGCCTGCGGGTGTTCCGTAACTCGATCGTCCGCGAGGACACGCATTCCACGTACAAGGCGTTGTCTGCCGAGGCGTTCACTAAGCACGGGCTGAACGCACACGGGATCATATTCGACGAACTGCACGCGCAGTCCGACAGGGAACTGTGGGACGTGATGACCACCTCGACGGGAGCCCGGCGGCAGCCGCTGTGCGTGGCGATCACCACGGCGGGCTTTGACCGCAAGAGCATCTGCTGGGAGATTTGGAAGTATGCCCTGGCGGTGCGAGACGGGGCCATCAAAGATCCCACCTTCCTGCCTGCGATCTATGCCGCCGATCCCGAAGACGATTGGACGAAGCCAGCGACGTGGAAGAAAGCGAATCCGAACCTTGGCGTGAGCGTGAAGCTCGACGACCTGCGGGTGCGGTGTAAGCGGGCGCAGGACATGCCCAGCGAAGAGAACACATTCCGGCGTCTGCACCTGAACCAGTGGACGGAACAGGATACGCGGTGGCTGCGGATGGATCACTGGGCGCAGGGGAACGAGCCTTGCCCGGTGATGCTCGACGGCCGGGAGTGTTTCGCGGGGCTCGACCTCGCCAGCACGTTCGACACCACATGCTTTTGCCTGCTGTTCCAGTTGGATGATGGCCGCTTCTGGGTGGAACCGCATTACTGGATTCCCGAAGAGAACATGCGGGAGCGGGTGAAGCGGGATCGTGTTCCCTACGACCAGTGGGCCAAGGAAGGGAAGCTGCACCTGACGCACGGGAACGTCACCGACTTCGATCAGGTGAGGGCAGACATCATGGTGTTGGCGAAGAAATACAACATTCGCCAGGTGGCGATCGACCGCTGGAACGCCACGCAGCTGTCCACGCAACTGCAAGGCGATGGCGTGAACGTCTTAGGATTTGGGCAGGGATACGGCAGCATGAGTTCGTGCGCGAAGATGCTGGAAGCGCTCGTGGTGGGCGGCCGTCTCCTGCACGGCGGGCACCCGGTGCTGGCGTGGCAGGCGTCGAATGTGGCGATTCAGAGCGATCACGCAGGCAACATCAAGCCAAGCAAGCAGAAATCCAACGAGCGAATCGACGGCATCGTGGCGCTGACTATGGCCCTTGGCATCCACGCGACATCCACGGCACCAGCGCCCGAACAATCCTGGGACATCATGAGCATATGAACGAAGCAGTGCCCGACTACAAGATGTTTGAGCTTCGCGGGATCGACTGGACCGATGGCGGCAGCAACCGCACGCCGTCAGGCATCCGCGTGACGGCGGACAACTCGATGGCCTGCTCTGCGTACACGGCGTGCATCCGCGTCATATCGGATGCGGTATCTTCCCTGCCGCTGCACGTCTACGAACGGCTTGCCAACGGTGGCAAGGCGAAGGCGTCCACGCACCCCGTCTATCGGCTGCTGCACACACAGCCAAACCCGTGGCAGACGGCGCAGGAGTTCCGCGATTGGATGACGGGGATGTACCTGCACTACGGTGCGTCATACGCCGAGATTCGCCCAGGTGCCCGTGGTGCCATCTCCGAGTTGTGGCCGCTGCACCCGAGCCGGATGGAAGCCGAGCGGCTTGAGGATGGCACCCTCCGCTACCGATACCGGGAGCCGAGCGGCAAGCAGACGATCTACAGCCAGAGCCAGATATTCGCCCTGCGGTTCACCACAGAGGACGGCATCAAGGCGATCCCCACGTACAAGATTTTCCAGAACGCCATCGGGCTGTCGCAGGCTCTTGAGGCCCACGGTTCCACCTACTTCGGAAACGGTGCCCGCCCCGGCATCGTGCTGGAGTCTGAGAACCCGATTCCGGTGGAAGCCGCCGAGCGGCTGCGTGAGCAGTGGGAGCGTATGCACCGTGGGGCTGATCGTGCCTTCCGCACGGCGGTACTGCCCAACGGCGTGAAGGCCCATGAACTCTCCGGCAGCAATGAGGCGGCCCAGTTCCTTGAGACGCGGCAGTATCAAGTCATCGAGATTTGCCGGGCGTTCCGCGTGCCGCCGCACATGATTCAGGATCTCACCAGAAGCACCTACAGCAATATCGAAGTGCAGGGAACGGAGTTCGTGCAGCACTGCCTGCTGCCGCACCTGAAGCGGTGGGAAGCGGCCATCAGCCGTGACCTGATCGTTGACGACGAAACGTACTTTGCGGAGCACAGCGTTAGCGGCCTGCTCCGAGGCGACCACGCCAGCCGATCGGCCTACTACGTGTCAGCGTTGCAAAATGGCTGGATGACAGTGAACGAAATCCGAGAACTCGAAAACCTGAACCCGATCGGGCCAGAGGGCGACAAGCATTTCGTTCAGTTGAACATGACCACGCTGGACAGGGTTGGGCAGCAAGCACCGGCAGCGGAGCCGATGCCAGAGCCGCCAGCCGAATACGAGACAAGCCCGGCGGATGACGCCGAAGACCAGGCCGAACAGGAGGACACGCCAGATGGAAATTGAACGCCGCGACTTCGCCTTCGAGGACGATAACGAACTGATGATTGAAAGCCGCGCCGATGGCCGGGCCGCCATCATCGGCTACGCTGCCGTCTACAACCGCTTGTCGCTCGATCTGGGTGGCTTCAGGGAAGAGATCTTGCCGGGAGCCTTCGACAAGATCCTGAGCCGCCAGAGGGGCAAGGGCGACGTGGTGGCACTGTTCAACCATGATTCCAATATCGTGCTGGGCCGTTCATCGTCTGGCACGCTGGAACTATCCAGCGATGACAAGGGGCTGAAGTACGTGGTGACGCCACCCGTCAGCCGGGCCGACGTGCTCGAACTGATTCAGCGGCGCGACGTGCGGGGTTCTTCGTTCGCCTTCACGGTGGACCCGAAGAATGAATCCTTCCGCACTGGCGAGGACGGCAAGGCCATCCGCCAGATCCGCGAGGTATCGGGACTCTACGACGTGGGGCCGGTGCTTAACCCGGCCTACCCTTCCACGTCTGCATCTGTGGCCCTGCGGTCCTACGAAGCCTGGCTGGCAACGCAGTCGCATCCCGAGCCCGAGGCTGTGGCCGCCGATATCGTGAAGCGTTCGCTGGTGCGTGATGCCGCTGCGGCATGGACTCTGAGGCTGCGAAATGTCTGAAGTGCGGTGCCAGTGCGGTGAGCGTCTGCGGACTCGTTCCAGCCGACCGGTTGGCAACGAGCGGCAGCGGTACATGCGGTGCCCCAAGTGCGGGGCACGCGGAACTTGTTTTGTCCACACAACACATTCCGAAGTGCGGTACTGCAAGACACGCACTGACCGGCAATAGCGTGAACTCCACGGCAATACCGCCGCTGGAGATTACGCACACATGGACAATCTGAAGAAGCTTCAGGATGAAGCGGTTTTGCTTGCCAACCGGATCGACGCAGTTCGTGCCATCGAAGGCGACGAAGACAAGATCGCGGAGCGCGACCTCGAACTGGAAACGCTGAACAAGCGTGCTGGCGACCTGTCGAAGAAGATCGACTTTGAGAAGACGATTGCCGACTCGGCCAAGAACCTGCGTTCGGTTGTCGAGCGTTGCAGCCCGGCACCGGAAGTGACCGAAGAGCGGAAGGCTGATCGCATCGAGGCGGTTCCTTTCTCTGGCCGCCTGCGTGCGTTTGAGAACGCCAAGGATGCCTACTCGGTGGGCATGTGGTTCAAGAGCAAGAGCGGTGACGCCGAGGCGAAGCGGTGGTGCCAGGATCACGGCATCGAGGCTCGTGCTCAGGGTTCGACCGGCAACACCACGGGTGCGGCCTTCGTGCCCGATGTTCTGTCTTCGACCGTCATTCGGCTTGTTGACCAGTATTCCGCCTTCGCTCAGAACGCACAGAACGTGCAGATGCCGAGCGACGTGCTGCTTTTCCCGCGTCGGACTGCCGGTGCCACTGCTTACTGGATCGCCGAGAACGTGGCCATCACGGCCAGCGATCCAACCAGCAACCAGGTGACGCTGACTGCGAAGAAGGTCACGGGTGCGGTGACGATTGCTTCGGAACTGCTGCAGGACTCGATCGTGTCGATTGCCGATTGGATCGCGGCTGAACTGGCTTTGACTCTCAGCAACGCCGTCGAAGACGCTGCGTGGAGTGGCAACCCGAGCAACGCCCCAGCGGTTGCCGGGCTCGTCAGCACCTACACGGGTGGGCTTCTGGCTGCGTCTGCTGCCACCTACGCCGCCTCGCTGGTGACGGCTGCCGGTGACACGCCCGACGAAGTGACGAAGGCCAACCTGCTGGCGATGATGGCCAAGGTTCCGCAGCACTCGCGTCAGGGTGCCAAGTGGTTCTGTTCGCCGTTCTTCTTTGCGTCCTGCATGCAGTCGCTCGATCTCGCCCAGGGCGGTTCGGTCGGACTCTCGCAGGGCATGGGCCTGACATTCCTTGGCAGCCCGGTGGTTCTCACCGACCGGCTCCCGAGCGGTGCAGACTCGACGGGTGCGATCATGGCGCTGTACGGCAACATGGCCAACAGCTCCTACTACGGCGTGCGGCAGGGCATCGAGATCGCGTCGAGCGATCAGGTGAACTTCCTGAGCGACCAGACGGTGATTCGCGCCGTGGCCCGCGTGGCGATCAACCACGCCAACCTTGGCACTGACACCGTGGCTGGCCCGATGATCGGCCTTGTGGGTGCGTGAGCCTGACGGCTTGACGAGATGTGCAAACTAGGCGGGCCGCTCCAACTCGGGGCGGCCCGCTCTCTTTTTAAGGGTTGCCCATGCTCGTCAAGGTAGGTGGCACTGAAGCCGACATTCGGGTGGAAGCCGTGCTGTCGATGCCCAGGCTCTCGTTTACGGCGAACCACTTCGCATGGGCACAGGCACTCATGCCGCTGGGGATTCGCCCCACAATGGGCACTGGTGCGTTCTGGGACCAGGTGAACACCCGCGTCATGGAACAGTTCATCGACAAATGCGAGTACCTGCTGACGATCGACTACGACACGTTCTTCACCAAGGAAGACGTGGAACACCTGTTCGCCATGGCGATGACGTTCCAATGCGATGCCATTACCGGGCTGCAAACGAAGCGGGAAGATGGTCGCCCGATGCTGACGCTGAAGGGCACGCTGGACAATCCACCGGAAGACGGCAAGACAAGCCTGCCTGCTTCGTGGTTTGCCGAGCCTGTGCAAGAAGTGGACACGGCGCACTTCGGCCTTACCGTGATCTCTACGGCCGCCCTGAAGCGTGCGAAGAAACCCTGGTTCCTTTCGACGCCCGGCCCTGACGGTTCTTGGAACGAAGGCCGCGTCGATCCAGATATTCACTTCTGGCGCAACTGGCGCGAGAGTGGCAACCGCGTGTACATCACGCCGCGCGTGGTTTTGGGCCACGGCGAATACGTGGTGACATGGCCGGGGCAGAACCTTGGAAGCCCTGTTTTCCAGTGGACTACGGATTTCACGAACACCAGCAAGCGACCCGAAACTGCATGGAGTGTGCCCCAGTGATGAAGATGAAGTTCACCCGTGCCTGGCGTGGCTACCGCAAAGGGCAGACGGCAGAGATCCCGGGCGGGCTTGCCGTTCAACTATTGGCCCAGCACGTTGCCGTTGAGGACACGCAGGGCGAATTGATTGAGACGGCTGCCGTCGAGCACGAAGTGGAAACGGCTGACGCCACGCCTAAGCGGAGACGCAGGAAATGATGTACCGCAGCCTTGCTAGAGCGACTGCCCCCGTGGTCGAGCCTGTGACGCTTGCCGAAGCGAAGGCCCACTGCCGGATCGACACCAGCACAGACGATGCCTACGTGTCGTCGCTCATCACGGCAGCCCGCGAGTGGTGCGAACAGTACCTAGACCGGACGCTGGTGCACACGCAGTGGGTGATGCGGTTCGACAAGTTCCCGCCTGACGGCACCATGGACATCGAACTACCCCGCCCGCCGATGGCAGCGGCTGGCACAGCCACAGCGGTGGCCCTGACGTTTACCTATGAGAACGGCACAACGTCCACCTACGGCACGGCCAGCTACCGGGTGGATCGCAACGGCACGCCGGGCACCGTGAAGACGCTCTACGGGCAGACGTGGCCGCCGCACCTGCAAGACGACAACGCTATCAGCGTGACCTGGTGGGGCGGCTACGGGGCCAGCGGCAGCGATGTGCCAGCGGCGATCCGGCACGCGATGCTGATGCTGGTGGGGATGTGGTTCGAGCGGCGCATGGCGGCCGACTCCATGAGCGGCGATGAGATCCCGTTCGGCGTGAAGTCGCTCCTAGACTCGCAGCGGTGGGGTTCCTACCGATGATTGACCCCGGCAAGCTCCGCGAGCGTATCACGGTCCAGATCGCCAGCGGTGCCACAAACACGCTAGGCGAAACGGTGCTGACGTGGGGCAACTCGTCTGCCGTGTGGGCCAGCGTTGAAGGCGTAAGTGCCCGCGAAGCCCTGGCGGCCGGGCAGCAGGAAACCACGATCAGCCACAAGGTAAGGCTGCGTTACCTGCCGGGGCTGACGCAGCAAATGCGGTTCTCATGGCGATCCCGCACGCTCGACATCGTGAGCCTGCTGGAGCACGACAACCGCTCAGAGCACGAAGCGATTTGCCAGGAGCGGCGAGATGGCTAAAGCAAATTCGCCATCGGTAGGAATCCGGCTCACCACAAACATTCCCGGCCTAGAGGGAATCCGTGCGGAGTTCTTGGCATTCGGGAAAAACTACGCTTCTAAGTACATCGCTTCAGCGCTCAAAAACGCTGCCGAAAAGGGCGGCACTGTGGCGGCCCTGAAGGACGCTACACCTCGCGGACGCACCGGCAACCTGAAGCGATCGGTGGCAGTTAAGACGAAGCGGTACGTTCGACAGGGGACGGGCGTTGCCATCATCGGCTACAAGTCTGGCCGGAAGATGAACGAGCCGTATGACAAAACCAAACTCGGCTACCACCAGGGGCTTGTGGAGTTTGGCACCAAAGAACGCTACCGAGTTGGTGCAGGTGGCGTGCGTGTGTCCACAGGCAAGATGCCGATTGGCGGCAGTTATGGCCGCCCGCCTGTTCGCACGGCGTGGGAGCGAACCCGTGGCCGCGTGGAATCACTGCTGGTCGAAGAAATGAAAAAAGCACTGGAAGCGGCTGGCCGTGAAATGGCTGCCGCGATCAAGGCACGACAAGGGCCGTTCTAATGAAATCACCCGAAGCAGTCCTGCGAAATGCCCTGCTGACGAACGCTGCCGTGTCGGCTGTGGTGGGCAGCCGCATCTATCCCCTGCGGTATGTCGGTCCGTCGCCCGTTCAGTTTCCGCTGATTATCTGGCGGCGGGCAAGGATTCTCCGCGAGCAGACGCTAGGCAGCCCGATGGGTGTGCCGCGAGTCACGGTTGAATTTTACCTGTACGCAGAGACATACACGGAAGTCCGCGATCTGGCCGACAAGTGCCGCGTGTGTCTGGATGGGTACGGGGGCACTTTCGACAATGTGGAGGTGAAGCAGGCTTCGCTTGAGGACGAGTCGGACGATCTCGTAACGCTCGAAGGTGCCGAGACTTCCCTGTATTCCGTTCTTCAGACTTACGACATCCGCTGGCAGGAGACTTAAGCAATGGCATCGACGCCCCATGACTCGACCGGCACTACGTTCACGTTTGCAGGGACGGGGTACACCGTCACGAGCATCACCTATTCGCTCAGTGACGTGACCGGCGGCGACACCATCGACGTGTCGCACCTTGGACTCACTGCCGGTGCCAGTGTTCTTACGCAGGCCCGCCCGCTGGCTGGCTCGGCAACCGACACGGGCCGGGAAGTGTCGATTGAGTACATCGGTTCCAGCGTCATCACGGACGGTGCTACCGGCACGCTGGCGATCGCGGGCGGCATCTCGCTGTCCAAGGCTGCCACCGTGTCTTCGTCCAGCGTTACGCTGGCCGTGAACGATGTCATCAAGGGCAGTGCCACGTTTAAGGTTGCCCGCTAAAGCACGGGAGGTTTTCCCGTGGCAAGTTACAGCACAAGCATCACGGTCACGTTCAACGGCGCGGCCGCCACGGAAGTCGTCGGCCTGTCGTGGACGTGGGGCGGCGGATTGCCCAAAGGCCGCAGCGTTGTTTGGACTGATGATGCTGGATCTGTCAGCGTTGAGACGATTGGCGTCGTAAGCACCGCCCCTTATGGAACTCTCGGCACGCTGACGATTACCGGCGGCGGCATGAACTTGACGTGTAGCGCATGCTGCACGTCTGTGAGTGCGGCGGCTGAACTCAACGGAGTGACGCGCTACACCGTCGAGTTCAAGATCATCCAATAGGTACACGCATGTCACTGACAAAAGATCAGATTCTTGCAGCAGACGACCTTGGCTTGCTTGAGATCAAGGTGAAGGAATGGGGCGGCAGCGTGTTCTGCCGCGTGATGAGTTGCGGCGAACGCGATTCGTATGAAAACGACTGGGTGCTCAACAAGGCCAAGGGTGTTGAGAACTTCCGCACGAAGTTCCTCGCTAAGTGCCTGTGTGATGAGAAGGGCACCCGGCTGTTCACCGATGCCGAGGTGGAGCAGTTGGCGAAGAAATCCGCCAAGGTCATGTCTCGCGTCTGGCAGAAGGCCATGGAGCACAACGCTTTGACAGAGGCCGATGTGGAAGAGCTGGGAAAAGGCTAAACGTCCGGCCGACAAGGCGCTTCCTCTTCCGCCTGGCCGGGCACCTGAAGATGACAGTGGGCGAACTCTGCCAACGCATGGACTCGCGCGAGTTGGCAGAGTGGGTGGCGTTCACTCGTTACTACCAGCCGCTGCCAGATCCGTGGCGGCAGACGGGTCTGCTAGCCAGTGCCTCCCTTGCGCCATACTGCCCAAGAGGACGCACGCCAAAGTCGGAAGACTTCGTGCCAATCGACCGTGCACCACAGCACGACCTGCAAATCCGTGAAGCGTTGGAACGGATGAAGGCCGACCTGGAAGGCGAATAGTGGCAACTTCAATTGGCCTTGGCGTGCAGTTCACGGCGAATGCCAACGGCATGACCAAGGGTCTGTCGCAGGCAGAGAAGGCCATTCAGCAACTTGGTCGGCAGGCCGCCGATGCGTCGAAGCTGTTCGACTCGTTCACCGGGTCGAGTGCTGCCGCTGGGGCTGCCCAGCAGCAAGTCGCAACGGACATGGCTTTCCTAGCCAGTGCGTTCAAGACGGGGCAGATTTCCGCTCAAGAGTACGCCGCCGAACTGCTGGCGATCACGCAGAGTGCCCAGACGCAGGCGGCAGCGTTTGCTGAAGGCGCTGCCATCACCAACCAGATGGCGACGGCCGAAGAGAAGCGGGCAGCAAAGCTTGATCGGCTCGGGCAACTCTTGGCGCAGGGTGCCATATCTGAAGAGACGTTCGCCCGTGCGTCGAGAGAAGGCAGCAGCGCCCATGCCGCAGCGTCACAGGCTGAAGAGGCCAGGGCGAAGTCTTTGCAGCGTGCGGCGCAGATCACGGCGGCGAATATCTCGCCAACCCAGAACTACGACAACGAGGTGCGTGAACTCAAAGAGCACCTGGACGCTGGCCGCATTACACAGGACACGTTTAACGCTGCGCTGGCGAAGTCTACGGCATCGTTTGCTCGTGCCGAGTCTGCCGCCCGTGGATACGACAAGGCGGCTGATGCAGCGGGCGACGGCGGCACGCTGAAGTTCAATGAACTATCCGGCATCCTCTCGGCGCTGCCCGGCCCGATTGGCAACGTGGCTGGCAGGCTGTCGGGCCTTTCTAGTGCTGGCCAAGGGCTGGGCCGGATCTTCTCTGGCGGGCTGTCGCAAGGCATTAGCGGCATCGGTGCTTCCGTGGCGGGCCTAATCAATCCCGTAACTGTTGGCATTGCTGCTGTGGTCGGGTTTGGTGCGGCAGCGGCTGCGGTTGCTCGCGGGCTTGTCGATCTTGAAGACCGCGTGGAGAAACTTGGGAACACGGCCGACAAGCTCGGCGTGTCGTTCGAGTTTATTCAGACGCTCGAAGAGGCTGGCAACCGCTCTGGCGTTTCGATTGAGTCTGTCAGCACGGCGTTCGGCAAACTGCAAAAAGTTCTTGCGGGTGCTGACGAGGAAAGCAAGGCGGCAACCGAGGCGCTGTCGAAACTCGGCGTTAGTTTTGCCGACATCGAAAACCTTTCGCCGGAAGAACAGATCCGCCTGATTGGCGAGAAGTTGCAGGGCATCGAAGACCCAGCGAAGCGCACGGCAGCGGCCATGCAAATCTTCGGCAAGTCAGGTGCCGATCTTATTCCGTTCTTCAATAACCTCACGCCTGCGGCCGACGACATCGAGCGGCTCGGGCGAGCACTCACAGAAGTTGACCGTGGACGCATTGATGATTTCGGCGCTGGCATCGACGCGCTCGGCGTTGCCACGCAAGGGCTGGGGCAGACTCTGCTGCTGCCGTTCGCTGGTCTGGGCGAAGGCATTTCGCAGGGGGCGGCAGAGTTCATTGCTGGCATCACTGCGATCGTGGACCCGATTGGACAGATTCTGGAACCTGCCTTCACAAACATTGGAAGGCTTTTTGAAGTTGCCGGGATTTTGATTGGTCAAACCGGCAAGAACATAGGCGCGTTCCTTGCGCCGATTGCTGAAATCGTGCAGGCAATTTCGCAATCTCTGGAGCCGTTTTATGACGGCTTGGTAGATGTGGCTAGGTCAGCCGCCGAACTCGGCGGATCGTTCACCGAGTTTCTTGCTTCATCAACTATTTTCGGAGTGATTGCAGACAACATCGGTGCCATCGGTGAAACAGTGGGCCGCGTGGCCGTCATCATCGGCACGGCCTTCAGCAAAGTGGGCGAATACATTGGCGGCCTGATTGCCCGGTTTGGTGAACTTGTCGCCCAGAGCCCGCTGCTGGAAAGCATCGGCAACATCATCGGCAAGGTCTTCGGTAGCGTGTCTGCTGTCTTCAGCACCATTGCCGAGGCGATCGGTGGCGTGGTTGGCCGACTGCTGACGATTGCCGAAAACTTCCTGGGCATTGAGCAAAGCGCCAACGACGCAGGTGAGGCGGCGGCAACGGCCTTGGAGTTCACACCACCCGAAGGGTTTGCTGACTACGAAAAAGCAATACAGAGTTCACGCACGGCCCTTAACGCTGCCATCGAAGAATCGGCGCAGTTCGGCCAGGCTGGCTTCAACGCCGCCTTCCAATTCCAGACGGCTCTGGAAAGCCTGAAGGCCCAGGCTGATAAGGGAATTCTGAACGAGACGGCATACAAGGCCGAAGTGGAGAAGGCGACCGAAGCCTACAAGTCACAGATAGACACGATCAAGGAAGCACAGAAGGCAGAGGAAGAAAAACTAAAGGCCGTCGAGCGGGCCGCAGATGCCGTGATTGCAGCGGACCAGCGGCGGGCGGATTCGTTCATTCAGGCTCAGGGGCTGGGTGGAGAAGACCCGCGAACCAAGGCGGCCGAAGACCTGCTGGCAATCACTCGCCAGATCGACGAAGCAGAGACTGCGATTGTTGAAGCCCGCGCCGCTGGCGATCGTGCGGCCGAAGAGGCTGCGGTAAAGCGTCTTGCGATTCTCGACCAGGCGGGAGCCGCAGCCCAGCAGAAGGTGGAGTTTGGCTTTACCTCTGCCGACGCAAACAAGGCGATCGAAGACACACGCAAAACGCTCGATTCAGTCTTCACGTTCGACAACTTCCAACTGGCCCCCGACGCCTTCACTGCCGCACAGGCACAACTGCAAGAACTAACGCAGCAACTCCAAGACAACACGATCGACCCAGAGACTTACAAGCTCGCGGCCGACGCTTTGCGTTCTGGCTTTGAGGATGCTGTAAAAGATGCAGAGAAACTTGGCGAACTTCAGTTGAAGTATGCCGAGGCTGCCGCAGAGATCGACAAAGAGCGGCTGGACAAACTCGCCCAGGTCTCACAGGAACCGCTGAAGATCCAAGACATTCGCACTTCCGAAGGCGCTTCCGAGTTCCTGCGCCTGGCGTCAGGCAGGCAAGACCCGGCCGTTGAGGAATACCGCAAGCAACTGTCGAAGTTGGACGAGATCCGCAAAGAGATTTCCAAAGTCGGCGGGACCGTAGAAATGATTGGTGCCTAGTGGCTGTTCTCTCCTACCGCGAAGTTCTCCCGCGCACGCTGTCGCACAAGTTTGGCGAAGCGCCGACTGCTGAACTGAAGTACGTTTGCACACTGGACGGTGCGACTAACACGCAGGACATCATCAACACCGTTGGCATCTTCCACGGTGCTTCACATCCAGAGTTTTCCTACCTGCTCTGCCTGAACGTGTCGGTGAGCGAAACCGATGCGTTTCACGCGGAAGTCACGTACAGTTTCGAGTCGCCGCAGGAAGGAATCCAAGAATTTCAAACGAGCCCGCTGGCGCGTGCGGACATCTGGTCCTTCTCGACAAGCGGGATCTCTGTGCCATGCTTCCGCTACTACAACGGCACAGGCAACGGTGACATCAAGCCGCTCATCAACTCGGCTGGAGACATCCTCGAAGGTGCTCAGTCCATCGAAGGTGAACTGAAACTGTCGATCGCCGGGAACCGCGCCACGTTCCCGATCGCCAACGCGGTGGCCGTGACGGGGGCGCTGAACTCCGATTCATTCCTTGGTGCTGATGCGTATCAGTGGATGTGCCACGGCATCAGCGGCCAGCCAGCCGTCGAGGTAGTCAACGGCCAGGAAGTGAACTTCTGGCAAGTCACTGCGGAACTGTCGTTTAAGGCCAGCGGATACCAACTCTATCTGCCGAACGTCGGCTGGAACTACGTGAGCGGCAGTTCCAAGAAACGCTGTTATGTGTTTGAGGAAGGCGGCATCGAAAAGATCGCCTCTGCGTCTGTGATGGCTTTGAACGACGATGGCAGCATCCGGTTCAACACAGACTTCACCGGCAGCGGTGCGCCAACAATCCTTTC